ACCAGTGCAAACATCCCTGGATAACATGACAAAGGAATTGCAGAATCTAAGATCTGCTGTTGGAGAAGTTACCGATACTATCACATCAGGAATATCATCTGGGCTTGACACTATAAAGGCAGGGGCGGCGGATGTAGTTTCCAGCGCAGCAAGCAAAACAACGGCAGTGGTTAAGGATATTTCGGGGCTGATTAAATGATTGAGATTGGGCTATCAAAAGAAAAAGAACAGACAATAACCACAATCCTGGCCGATCAGCCTTGTCGCATGAGGTTCGTTCAGCGTGAAAGTGGTATCTACATCGATCTTTATAAGAATGATATCCCTGTCTTGATGGGTGTTCCCTGCCTTTACGCAACCAAAATAGTCAGGTACTCATACCTTGGTTTCGTTGGCGATCTGTTCTTCCTGGACATAGAAGGGGAGGATAACCCATATTGGGATGGTCTTGGTGACAGGTTCAGATTTTATTATCTGGAGGAGTCAGATGTATAAGAAGAGAACACTTAGATTTGAGTTTACTGCGGAGCCGGGCGTTCTTGACAACAAAGGAAGCACAACGTTAATCATCGAAAATTGCAAAGCACAGGCACAGATATCATTTGCGGGGAATGTAACAGGTAGCAACGCAGAAGCTAAAATTTTTGGTCTTAGCGCCGAACTGATAGCTAATCTTTCAGTTAAAGGCGTTGGCTGGTCTACGAATAGTGAGGTAAAAATAGGAATGAACATCCTGGCAGATGGAGAAATGGTTTTCTCCGGGGGGATCTATGCCTGCTACGCTGACATGAACGAAACTCCAGACATAGGATTGATGATCAGTGCCGTTGCAGGGCTTGACCTTATGAGGAAGTCAACAAAGCCTTTTTCCCTTAAAGGTTATGCTGATTACGATTCAATTCTAAAATCAATTTGCACTGCAAATGGATATACTTATAAAGGCGTTAATGTAACTGGCGGACAAACCAATGGTTATTATGACGGCAGCCCGCTGGAGCAAATAAGAAACCTTTGCCTGAACGGAATGCTTAATTTCTCTGTTAATGCCAGGGTAATAACAGTATGGCCGATAGGTAAAGATTCCAATGGTCAGATAGATAACAAAAACTCAGTTGCTGCTCAAGTGTCCCCGGAAAATGGTCTTATAGGGTTCCCGGTATACTCTCCAGCGGGATTAACAATACAGACTGAGTTTTCTACGTATATCTACCAGGGAGCAATCATAGACCTAAAAACATCACTACCAAACGCATCTGGGCGCTGTGTGGCAAATGTGGTTACTCACTACCTTAGCTCATGGATCCGTGGCGGGCCGTGGTATACTGTTTCGCAGATAAGTCCAACAGCGAGGGGTTGATATGAATTTTTATCAGAGCGCATCAGGGGTATCATCAGATGCGGATGCGTTTCTACAGAACTTCAATAACCTTCTAAATGGCAAGTCATTCATTGAGATAGTTAGGGTTGAGGCTATAGATTCTCAAACAGTGGATCTAATGCCCCTTGTTACACAAAGAGATTTAAGCGGCGCACCTATCGACAATTCCGTAGTATACGGTGCACAGGTGTGGAGGCTTCAACGCGGTGCCAGTGCTGTAATCATGGATCCGGTAGTGGGTGATATTGGAATTGCTCTTTACTGTGACCGTGACTCTGACAACGCCAGATCTGATAAGGTTGTTGGCGCTCCTACTTCCAACAGGAATCACAGTAAAACTGATGGCATTTACCTGGGAGGTTTGCTTAACCAGGATCCAACTCAGTATGTTGAGTTCGCAGATGGGAGGATAAATATCGTATCCCCATCTGGTGTTACGATTGACACTCCACTGGCTCATTTTACTGGGAATGTGACTGCTGCGGGCAATATCACTGATAATTCAGGTTCTCAGTCGTCCAGCCTGAAATCACTGCGAGATGCTTACAATTCCCACACCCATACTGTTTCAGGTGTTCAGTCAGGAAGTAGTACAGTGAACAGTAACACGCCGGGGTCGCCAGTATGACTACGTTAAAACTTGACAATGAAACATGGGATTTGACTATTGATGGTAATGGAAACATTGCCGTTGCAGATTCAAGCGAGGAAACTGCTCAGGATATTGCTTCGGCCTGCGCAATGTTTCTCGGTGAATGTCTTTATGACAATACGCTTGGATTGCCATACAATGAGTCAATACTGGGTAAACCTTTTTCTCAACCTTACTTCTCCAACTTGTTGAAGGTTGAATCCAGAAAGGTTGCAAGCGTTGATCAGGTGGTTGTTTCTCTCGTTTTCGATAGTAAAACACGAAGCATAAAAGCTAGAATACTTTCAACGAGAAAAGATGGACTCACGCAAGAGACGATTCTATGACAGTTATTCAGACGGCCGTACCTGATACGGTTATAACAGAGGATGGACTTTCCGTCCCAGAGGTTGCAGATGTTCTTTCTGGTCGACAGGCGGATATATCATCTTCTTTCGGCGGTGGTCTAAGTCCTGAGCTTTCTACCCCTCAGGGACAGTTGGCTGTTAGCGATACAGCTATAATTGCACAGGTTTATGACAAGCAACTTGTTCTTTTCAATCAGATAAACCCTGACTTCGCCAGCGGCAGGTTCCAGGATGCCATCGGCAGAATTTATTTCATGGACCGAATTTCGGCCGCAGGAACAGTTGTCACCGCCACTTGTTTTGGTATCCCTGAGACTGTTATTCCATCGGGAAGCACGGCAATAGATAAGGCTGGTTACATATATCAGACATCATCTAATTCTACCATTCCTGCCAGCAAGTCGATTGATGTTCAGTTTACGTGCCTGACAACCGGGCCAATTCAGTGTGGTGTGGGCGATCTTGACAGGATATACCGACCACTTTCCGGGTGGGATTCTGTCTACAATGCTAACCCAGGCGTGATTGGTTCTGATGTTGAGTCGAGGATCGCTTTTGAAACAAGGCGGCAAAACTCAGTTGCCAGAAACTCAAGGAATCAAGATGCATCAACTTTGGCCGCAGTCCTTGCTGTCTCTGGTGTTCTTGACGCTTATGTTTGGTCAAACAGGAAAGATACCACTGAGCTAAAAGGAACCACCTCGTTCCCTGTTGCGCCTCATTCGGTTTACATAGGTGTTTATGGTGGTGCGGATCAGGATGTCGCTGAAGCAATTTTCTCCACAAAAAACCCAGGGGCAAACCTTAACGGAAACACGACTATTGTTGTTGAGGACAAGGAGAACTACATCTCACCATACCCGCAGTATGATATGCAGTGGGAGAAAGTTTCTCCATTACGTATTTATTTCAAAGTTGATATTGATAACGATATCGACAATCTTCCATCAGATGTTACAGATCAGATAAAATCCGTAGTAGCATCAGTGTTTAATGGAACTTACGAAGGTGCAACCAAGGCAAGGATAGGGTCCAGGATCAGTGGCGGGACATACTACGCACCAATAATTGCAATATCCCCTGACTACATGAGTATAAACTCAATCTCATTATCAAGAGATGGGGTTAGCTTTGTTAACTCAATCACTGTTGGCATTGATGAGATACCAACAATACAGGCATCTGATATTGAGGTTATAAAATCGTGACATGGGAAGAGTCAATATACAGGCAATATTCTGGCCGTGAGAGGGTGATGAATCTCATAGACACATTTGATCAGGCTGTGAACATGGACTCTTTCACTGATGATTTCATCACTCAGGTATGGGATGTTCTATCATGCGGGACGTATGGCCTTGATGTGTGGGGAGAAATAGTAAATGTATCTCGTTATGTTCAGGCGGAGATAAGCACCAACAGTTTTGGTTTTTCAGAGGCCAATAGCGGAGATCCTAACGACTACCCATCACCATTCAATGAAGCACCGTTTTATGCCGGGGTTCAGGAAACAACCACAGTAAGACTGGCAGATGATGCGTACAGAACACTAATACTGGCAAAGGCTTTTTCAAATATAAGCATTGCAACGATAAAAGAAGTAAACAAATTTCTTACTATGCTATTCAAAGGCCGGGGTCGTGCTTTTTGCTCAGACTTTGGAGATATGCGCATGGGGATTGTTTGTGAATTTGCCCTTGAACCGTATGAGGATTCTATCCTCAAGAACTATGAAGTAATGCCAATCCCACAGGGAGTACTTGTTACTTCACGTCAACTTGTGCCACCATACTTTGGTTTCGCTGACGACGCATACCCATTCAACGATGGTACTTTTTACAAAGGTTAAAAGATGAACAGAGCTGATTCACCAAAAAAACAAGCAGTGCCTTTTGGCATAACCGGGCAAAGGGAGGCTATTCTTGACGCAACTCCAGCTGGAGATGAGTCTGCTTCTTATGAAGTGGGTTTCCCTGCAATAACAATGGTATTAAAGGCCGCTGGTGGTTTGCCTCCAAAAGGTCAGAACTTTAACCAGATATTTTATGAACTGGCAAATGTTGCACGATGGTCGGCAGCGGGAGCTGGTTACTCATTTGATTCCGCATTCTCCACTACTGTCGGTGGATACCCTGCTGGCGCAAAAGTTCTTTCAAGCGATGGTCTTGGCGTCTGGTTGAATACTACTGATGCCAATACAGCAAATCCTGAGGTTGCAACAGGGTTGCTTACTGGATGGGTTCCATCTGTGTTCTATGGTTCAACGTCGATAACTGGCCTTGCTGCAGCAAACGTAACGCTAACATCTCTCCAGGCTGCCCGCGATCGCATTGAGCTTTCTGGCGCACTAACAGCAAATATCAATATCATCGTACCAGCATGGCGCAAGGCATGGACTGTAGTTAACAACTGCACAGGTTATTTTTCGGTAACTATAAAAACCACTTCAGGTACTGGGGTTTCGATTGCAACAGGTAAAAGAGCCACTGTATATGGAGACGCCACAAATATAACTGACCAGGGGTATTTGCTGGCCTCAAACAACCTGTCAGAGATCGCTGCGGTGGGTAGTGCAGCTCAGGCATTAACTAGGGGGAATATTGGTCTTGGTACTGCGGCTGTAGCAAATGTTGGTAGTGGGGTAAATCAGATTCCTGACATGAACCTGTTTTCAATGACAAATGTAACTAACGCATTCACACAATCGCTTCCAACTGGGGTTATTTTTCAAATCGGAGTTTTTTCTATCGGCAGTGCGGCAGGAGCCACCACATCTGTTACATTCCCTAAAGCATTTTCTCAAATATGCATTGGTTTAATTCCTGCGGTTGCTTCAGCCGCTGATCAAATGATTGGGTACTCAAACGTAACCACAACTGGGGCTGTCATACGAAAAGGAAGTGGTGACGCATCGTCACGTTCCGGGTTTTATTTAGCGATAGGTATTTAAAAATGAGATACTCACCGAGCACAAATGGGTTTTATCCAGAAGATACGCACTACCCTAATTTGCCAGAAGATATTTTTTCAATAAGTCAGGAGTTGTACCTTTCGTTGCTGCTAGGTCAGGGTGAAGGGAAAATCATAACTCCAAATGGTAATGAAGAGCCTTACCTTTCTGAACAACCATTGCCAACTAAAGAGCAGTATATAGCCATGGCCGAGATGGAGAAATCTAAAAAGATGGCATATGCAAGAGATAATATTGCGCCTCTTCAAGACGCACTAGACATTAATGATGCAACAGTTGAGGAATTAGCTTTGTTGAAGAAGTGGAAACAGTACAGCGTTGCGCTTAATCGTCTTGACCTGTCGAGCGCTCCAGACATCGCCTGGCCTTTAGAGCCTAGTTAAAAATCAAACCCCGCAATGCGGGGTTTTTATTTAGAAAGGAATGTCGTCGTCAAAGTCCATTGGTGGTTCATTGTTGGCAGGTGCGTTATTCTGCTGTGGTGGCTGCTTAGGTATAGACTGCTGCGCTCCGCCGCTGAACTGGTTGCTACCTTGTGAGTTCCCTGATTGTGATCGGCCACCCAGCATCTGCATAGTCCCAACCACTGGCTTAACGACAACTTCTGTAGTGTACTTCTCAACCCCGGCCTGATCTGTCCATTTTCTTGTCTGCAAGGATCCTTCAATATAAACCTGCGTTCCTTTTTTTAGATATTCCCCGGCGATTTCTGCCAGCTTTCCGAATATTACAACTCGGTGCCATTCTGTTTTCTCTTTCTTCTCTCCTGTTGATTTATCCTTCCAGGACTCAGATGTCGCTATGCTGATATTGGCTACAGCTGCGCCGCCGGGTAAGTGTCTCACCTCTGGATCCTGACCTAAAGTTCCAACCAGAATGACCTTGTTTACGCCTCGTGATGCCATTTAAAAATCCTTATTGGGGCGAACCCCTTTAATTAAAAGTCTTCTACGTTCTGTGCCGCAGGTGATTGGTTTGGTTTTTCTGCCTGGATCTTATCAGGTTTTGTGGTAGATGCCGGGTTGAATGTCTCGCCCGCAGCGATGGCGGCAACCACAGGAGCTTCATTATCAGATCCGGATGCTTTGATTCGGTCAAATTCTTCTGCTGAAGATTTTAACTGACCCCAAACCGTTCTCATTTTTGGTTTGACAGATTCAGGCATAGTGGATGCTGACTTATTCAATGACTCAACCCCGTCACCAGCAGCCATCTGAAGAACAGATCGCCAGTGTTCGAATTCTTCATCTACAGGGTCACCAGTATTAACCCAATCGATAAGTGCTTTACCATGCTTTTCTGAAAGGTATGAGTTACCATCACCAAAAACGGATTTAAGCGCTTCAGGCATTTTAAGGAACTGTTGCTGAGTACCCTCGTTCCACATCATCATTGATGCTGTCATTTCGAACATGAAGTTCTTTTCACAAACTGGCTGCAACCCTAGTGATTGGGGTTCCTTTGGGTTTGAAAAACTTGTTTTCTCACGAGCGCGAAGGCAAACAATGATGTGCATATTGCTCTGAAGCAATGCGCTCATGTATTTCTTGTGCTCTGACTTTGCAAGCTTCCAGTTTGGCATCTTAGGGCTTGCTGCTGCAATCTCCTCGCAACCGCCATCACCCTCCCACTCGTGGCTGGCAGAATCTATAACCAGAACCTTAACCCCAGAATCCTGGAACTCCTTTATAGCCTGACGATAACGAGAAGGGCTGAATGGAGCATACAGATCAGCATGCATAAACTGGCCGTCAAGAATACCTGAGTACAATCTTCCTCGTCCATTCTCAGCATCCAGCAAGCCAATTTCTGATGGAGATGAAACCATGCCTCGAGCTATTTTAAGCGCAGTAAATGTTTTACCGCTACCTGAAGGACCAGCTATGCCGATCACCACTTTTGACCCTGAGCGAGTTGCTGGTTTGATATTTAAGATCCCCACGGTTATTCTCCCAGTGCTTTTGCTATGACTTTTTCTGCATGAATTTTATAACCGACCTGCAATCCAACAAGATCATGGTCACTGAACGATGCCAATAACTTCTGCAAAACATCCAGCAACTCAGGGGCGGCGGCGATGAGTCGCGCATTCGCTGATTCTTCATTATTTTCTCTGTATCCGCATGATGCTACAGGCATATACCATTTGTCGTTTCTGATAACCAACTTTCCCTCGTCGCTTACGTGCCACGGCCCCTGCGTACCTTTAAACTCTTTCATATCTTACCCTCTCTGTGCGTGTTGCGTTACTCTATGACAGATGCGCTATCCATGCAAGTTAATCCTCAATCCCATACTGTTTTTTCAACCAGGGAGAAATTGGCAGATCTACCAGCTCACCAGGCGATGAATAAGCAACCCATGTTTCCTTTTCCATGCAAACTTTCAGCATTGCCAGCGCAGACTGATACTGAATTCTTCCGATCGTCAGGTGCTGATCTGTGATACGGAAAGCCGTTGGGATGTATAGCTCTGACTTCTCCTGGCACAAAATTATCTGCT